TGGACGTCGTGTGCCTGACTATTGGCGTGTCATCGCTCCTGAAGGCGGTTGGTCATGAAGCACGAGAGGAGATCGTCGTCCACGAGGACCTGAAGTCGTCCAGCAACGCGGCGGCAGTTCTTCGGAAGGCGTACGGGGCATGACACACAGGTACTTCGTGATCGACGCCAACGGGAAGAGGCACACCCGCAACAGCCACCGCATCTACACCCACGCGGTGTTATATCGCGACAGCAAAGAGGCTGCACTGCGCCTCGCTGACCGTAAGGACAGCTTCCTAGCCACCAACTTCTGGTATCACCACGCCTTCGTTGACGGCACATCAAAGTGGCTGGAGCAAAAGCCTTGGGAGACCGAGGACAAGTACAAGGCACGGGCTTATGAAGAGATCGAGCGCTCGCGCAAGGCCCTGCGTGGGTGCAAGAGCCCCGAGGAATGGGAGATGGCGCTTCGGGATGAGGCGATAGCCCGGATCAACGCTCACGACTACAGCCAGTGGCACGTCGAGGGCTGGTGCGGGCGGCACGATCTGGCGGTAAGTCTGGCGCACAAGACCAACGGCAGGGAGAGGGTAGCGGAGACCATAATACTGCCTGTTGAAATTCACACATTTTAATTGTTGACGCCCTGTATCGTACGATGTAGGGTGTCTTCAGTTAAAGGAGATAACCATGACCGTACTGGAAACCAAGAAGATCGAGACGCGCGACAGCTGGGGCCACAAGGGTGTCGCGACCTATGAGCGCCTGACCGAGTGGAACGAGCACGGCTGGGCAACCGTCCGCGTGAGCGACACGTCCTCGGGCCACGGCTGGCAGGGTGGCAAGCACAAGTCCTCGTGGGAGAAGCTGTGATGTTCGACCGGTATGAAATCAACACCCCGAACGGGGTCTACGTCGTGACCATCGGCCACCATGGTACTTGGGATGTGACCCACCCCTGCGGCCGCGTCAGCAATTGCGAAGACCTCGACGAAGCCTTCGCGGATGTTCGCGTCAATTCGAGGGACGTAGAATGACCTATGTGATCCGCTCAATGTCCACCACAGATTGGAACGGCCGTGATCCGGTCGTTCCCTACCACGTCTACCTGCTGCAGCCGCAGGCTCGTCGCGGCGCGTACTGGGCCACCTATGGTGAGATCATGCGCTTTGACACACTGGAGGCCGCTGAGGCCGAGTGGAAGCGCATCGGTCTCGAGAAATACGGACGGCGCGACATCGCCCCTATCGACTGCAAAGTCCCCGTCTGGGACGCCATCAACCATCAGCCGGAGTAATCAGCATGACCAAGCTTAGAGAGCCAAGCTCCATCGTTGAGATGGCGGAGATGTGCCGTAGGGCGCAGGATGAAATCTTGGCAATGCATGATGTGGACAAACACACTCGGGATGTGTCTCGGGCGGTTGCGGGCCTACTTCTGGACTGCGACTACTACGAGATCGACGAAGGTATCGAGAAGGCTATAATCGATATGTTCGACCAACTTTTCATGAATAAAGAGACGCAAGCCACCACAATCGACAAGGACAGCCGCTTGCCTTCGAAGACTTGCGCCTTTTGGAAGCCAATGACCAGCCTCGAGTTCCCGGGAAAAGACCCATTGCCTTTTATGTTCTTTGCGGTCGAGGAGATGAATGGGATTTTTGTTTATGCCGTGTCCCCATACTTTTCGACAGTTCTTTTTGGGGGATACCAAGTTGAAATTGAGGGCGGGATGTTTTTGCAAGATGGCCAGACGGAAGAAGAACAACGCTCAAACCTGAGCAACGTCCTGACAGTTGCCGCCTTGTGCTCGATCTTGAACCAGCCATCATTCACCAAACGTGAGCCCGCCGGATCGCGTCAGGAGCGCCGCGCCGCTCAGCGCAGCGGGGGATACGTCGCCGACGCATGGCACAAGGTCACTTGGAACATCGGCGAAGAGGTCAAGGCCAAGCTCACCCGCGACGAGCCTGTGCGCTGCATGCCCCTGCACTACACACGGGGCCATTGGCGCAGGGCCGAGGAGGGATGGAAGAACACCACGCTCCGCAAGGACGGGCTCTGGTACCAATGGATCGAGGGGTTCTGGTCTGGGCACCCAGCCTTCGGCATCAAGAAAGCGTATCATGCGCCGAAGATGGGAAAATCCACATTTTGATTGTTGACTGTGTGTATCGTACGATGTAGGGTGTTCTTATTGAAGCAGGAGATGACCATGACCAACTACCAGACCCCGACCGCCGAAACCTACGAAGGCCTCGACAAGGCCTTCAACCACTTCAACGAGCACCTGTTCGAAAACCGCCTGCCGCCGGTGCTGTTCACGCTGACCCGCAAGGGCAAGGCCAACGGCTACTTCTGGCCCGAGCAGTTCAAGCACCGCGCCGATGGCGACACCACCCACGAGATCGCCCTGAACCCCAACACCATGGGCCGCGATCTGGTCGACGTCCTCTCGACCCTCGTTCACGAGATGACCCACCTCGAGCAGGAAGAGTACGGCAAGCCCGGCAAGAAGGGCCACCACAACCGCGAGTGGGTCGGCCTGATGGAGCGCATTGGCCTGATCCCGTCGAACACCGGCGCACCGGGCGGCAAGCAGACCGGCCGTCAGATGACGCACTACATCGACATGGCGGGTGACTTTATGAGCGCCTTCGACAAGCTGATGCCGTTCGATCTGCCCTACTTCACGCAGCCCGCTGGGGCGGCCGCAACCAAGAAGAAGGACACGTCGAAGGTCAAGCGCGAGTGCCCATGCTGCAGCGCCAAGGCTTGGGCCAAGCAGGGTATGCGGATCATCTGCGGCGACTGCGAAGAGCTTATGGTTGAGGAGGAGGTGTGATGAGTAGCACAAGAAAGCATTCCGGTATTGTCCTGCTGGGAACGGCGCATCTGGATGGTCACCTCGACAGCGACGATATGACAGCCATCGAATTTACACTCACTCAAAATTGCATCCACATGCATAGGCCCGGCAGGGACCGTGATGGAAATCTCGTTGAGAACGAGATTACAATCGAAAGCAAGTGGCAGGCCATGGCGGCGCTGCAAATTATCAAGGCGATGTCAGCCGCAAACGGATGGGAGGTGTGAGATGACCGACCTTGAGCACCACCTGATCGAGATGGGCATCATCGCCCGACCGAAACCAACCGAGAGAGCAGCCTGCTATGCCCCACCCCAATGGAAGCCGAGTTATCCCAATGAAGACCCGCCGTTTTGAGGTCAAGAAGATCACGGTGTACGTCCCGAACAGGGGCGTCACCACGTCCATCGAGGGCAAGTTACCCAGCGTTCCGGTGAGCCTATCGATGCCCCCGTGGGTGTCAAAATCAATCAAGGGAGAGAAATCAGCATGACCTATATGGCGGTCCTTTGGATCACGATGCACGGCGGCCCACTGGAGGGGAGCATCTACGGTGTTCCGTTCCTCACCGAGAAAGCCTGCAAAGCCGCAATGCGCCCCATCGGCGACAGCCTCGACTATGACTACAGCATGGAGTGCGCTGTGCTCCCCATTGAACAGGAGATAAAATCGTGAACGCTGGCAAGAACATGACAGAAGAGCATCTTGAGGCCGTTATGGCCGCGATGCCGGACAATATGGACGTATCAGAGCTTTGCGCCCTGACGCTGACCATCCACGCCGCGTATCTCGACACCCAAGTCGAAATCATTTCGGCCCTCATCTCGACGGTCTACACCTACGGGATGTCTCAGGGGATCAGCAACGAGGCGATCTCGCGCGGCCTTCGGCTTTCTGCAGACATGCACGATGAGCAGGCCGCCAACAAAACAACCACCCACTAAGGATCATGATATGTTTAGCATGAAGAAGGCAGAAGTGCCGTTTATCCGAGACATGAAAACGTCCGCTGCCGGTGGGGTGATGGTCATAGATGCCGTACGCTCTATGCCCTCAAGGGCGGCCTGCAATGCGGTCTACACGGCTCTGGCCGACAAGCGGGACCTGAGCGCCGAGGACCTCGAGACACTGTCCAACCGCATCGGGCGGCTGGCTTGGGAAAGGGCGCGGGCATGAACGACTTTTGGGACAGCATCCCATTTCTGGGGGTTTTCTTGGTTGCTGTGTTTGCCATCCATGTCGCTTGGCAAGTGCAGACCAGTCGCACGGAGACAGATAAGGTGCGCTACGAACAGTGCATCGCCGCCGACAAGCAGTGGGTGCAGGGGAGTTGCGTGAAATGACTGACTACAACAACGGACAAGTATGGGGCTGGAACGGTGGCGAATGCCCTGTGCATCCTGAGACGGCGGTGAATTACACCGAAGGCGACATCGTGTTTAGCACGGGCCTGAAGCCACAAGCAGAGTGGTCCTTTGACCCAAACTTCTACATTCGCTTCGACGTGAGCCACAAGAAACCGCACCTGATCGCCCGCTTTTTGCAGCGTTGGCTCTTGGGCATCTACTGGAGGGACGTCAAATGACTGACGAAGAACTGATCGCGCGGCTGCGGGATGCCGACCTATACAACGCTCAACACTACGAGCGAGACCCATTACATAAGCAAGCCGCCGACCGCATCGAAGCCCTGACCAAGGAGCGGGACGCCGCACGTCAGGACGCCAAGGCTGCGGAGGATGAGCTGGAAATGCAGGAGCAAGAAGCCTGCATGATGGAGAACGACTACATCAAACTTGAGAAAGAGCGGGACGCCCTTGAGGCCAAGCTGGCGAAGGCGGTGAAGGGGTTGAAGCGCATCTGTATGCAGCCGGACTATAGGTTGCCAAGCCCGCAGGAAATCGCCAGCGCCACTTTAGAAGAGATCGAAGGAGAGAGCCATGAGTGACATGCTACCCTTTGACCGAGAGGTTCTGAAAGAGATTGCCGAGCCGGGTTCTGGCAAGGACTTGCGCTGGGGCGGTGCGATGGGAGAGGCCCTTGAGTGGCTGCAGGGCCAAGGCTACGCCACCAGAGGGTCACGCCCCCAGATCACAGACAAGGGCCGAGAGGCGCTGAAAGGAGACACCCCATGATCCTGCAGCTTAACCCACCGATCCCGCTGGACACGCCAAGGGGGCCCGCTCTGGCGCACCTCGTCATCGACTATGGGCCGGAGCACAACCTGTTCTGGGTCTGCTTTGGCGACCGCGACGGCGAGTGTTGGACGTGGGACAATTCTAAGGTCCGGGGCCAGAAGAACATCACCCACGGCAGGCTGGTGAAGGAGGTGCCACATGAGTGACGAGCTGAACGACCTGTACAAAGAGCGGGCAGAGTACGCAGACATGGAGAGCGACTGCCAAGACGCCAAGAAGTACATGCGATATGGGGGCTTCTGGTGGCGGCTGTTCGATTGGCTTGAGCGGTTTGCCGCAGATGGCAGGCGGGAAGTCAACGAGGACATCGCAGAGCTGAAGCGGTTGGACAATGGCCCGGGGCGAGAGTGACAGCCCAGCTGCACGGGCCCTCAGGGATGCCGGGTATCGCAAGCTGCCCGGCTGGTGGGTCACGCAGGACCAGTACGACCTCATCGTTTACATGTGCGAGGGGAACCTCAAGGACATCGAGCGGATCAAGCGCGACAGCGAGCAATGATGCCCGCGCTCCCTTGACGCCCCCTGCCGCCATATGCGAATGTGAACACGCAAATTGTTAAGTTGGAGACACCAGAAATGTCTGGAGAAGAAAAGCTGCCAGCGGACATCGTTCGCGAGGTCATCAATGACCAGCTGATGCGCATTCGTCTGGCTCTGGACGACCGGAACCTCTCCAAGGTTGCCGCCGGATCGGGGCTTCACGAGAACACCGTCAGGTACATCGCCAGCGGAAAAGGGGAGACGCCCACGCTGGCAACGCTTGAGAAGCTTGGGAATTACCTCTTCAAATGAGGGTGCGGGCCGGTTAATTCGGCCCGCATGCTATTTCTGCATTTACGAAGGGGTCACTTAGCTTTTATCTTCGCCGAGCGCCGGGACTGACCCGGCCCCACATCGAGAAAGAAGCATGGCGGATTTTCGACAGACAAAAGAAGAGGTGACGCTCTTCTTCATCACCATGAACATGCATGCCCGCAGTGGGACCCCAACCCATATGATCGTCGGCGCTCTGCCGGGGGTGGGGACGATTGAGGAGTTTTACAGCGAGATCGAGGGCAAAGACTTCCTGCTCATCGAGGAATTCTATCGCGGAAATGGCCCTGACAGCATCCGAGACAGGGACGGGTCCGAGTACCACAGCGTCGGCACGATCCTCCTCAACGTCATGTACATCGGGAAGGTGAAGACATGACTTGGGACAAGTTCAGGAAAACGAAGCCCCGCCGGTCCAAGGCCTGCGTGTCCAGAAGCCGCAAGCTGCCCGAGATCGCCTACATCTTGATGCCAGCTGAAATGGCCCCGGCTGAGCGGGTCTCGATCTACCACGACGGTGGAACGCGCCTTGCGCTGGAGTTTGGCGTCGATGGCGACTTCGTGGTGAGGAAGGCGAGCGCCAGAAGCTACGCGGTCAGGGTGACGATCCCGAGGCGTCTGGTGCACATCGTACCCTTCGGCCTGACCGAGATTACGTTCAAGCGCGACCCAGACGGCTTCGAGATCATCGAGCTTTAGACCGAGGCGTAGGCCCGGAAGAAGTCATCCAGCTCTGCATCCGAGCGCCCCTGCGCCAGTGCCATCATCTGGACCAGAGGATCGAGACGGTTGACCACCGACGGCCGCGTAGCCTTGGCTGTGGCTGCAAACCGCTGCTCTGCCGGGATGAGGCTGATCGTTGAGATCACCTGAGGCGGCAACGTGCCGGTGAGCCACAGGCGGCCGTCTTCTTCGGTAATCCACTGCTCAGACACGAGACCGATTATGAGCTGGGCAAAGGAGAGGTTCATTCCTTCGCGCATGAGAGCCGCAATCGCATCAAGCTCTTCTTGCGTGGGTGGAACATAGTCTGCGGTGGCTGGGTCTGCGTCCATTGTGGCGTGGAGCGCAGCAACATCGAACAAGGGCTCGGTGTCGTTTGGATCGCAGGTGAAAGGTATCCACCCAAATTTATCGTGCTCAATCTCGCAGTCGATCCAACCGTTCTCTAGGCGCTTTGCGTTGCGGTAGTTCATATCACGAAATCCTCATGAACAGTGTGTATCTTTGCACTCCGGAAGCTTGATAGCCGAGAAAACGCCACGTCCCAGAGCGGTTTCCGGGTTCTTGGCTGTCGCCACCTTCCGTCAATGACCCTGCTTTCAACGAAGAGCCTGCGACAGTTGCTCCATATGTCCGCTCAGCGGTTGACGCATAAGTCCCAAACAGGAAACTACCGATGCTACCGGCCGAGATACCCGCTACAAGAGTGCCAACTGCAGTTGACGTAACCTGAGCGTCAATTGCCTGAGCCACCCGCAAGGGTGTCATTTGTGTAGTATTTTCTGTCCCAGCTTGGGCTTGAGCCTGTGATGACAAAGCCGGTGTGACGCCATTTATGGTTGCCGTGTTGCCTCCCGCCGCATCCAAAATGCCGCCCAAAAGAACGGTTCCGGTTGACCTCACCCTAAAAGCTATCGCCGGTGCAGCACCTGCTGCCATAAGCCGCAAAACAAAATCAAAATCCTCTGAACCGGAGGAAACGTCGGTTGTGATCGCAGAAATCTGCATGCCGACTTCAGTGTTACCGGATGCGGTTTCCGCCGCAAACGACATGGTTGTCCCGATGCCAGCCGCAGGCGTCCCACTGGATTGACTGTCAAGGCGCAATACTTCGGTCGCCGTGTTGGTGGCCGCCGTGGTCGCCAGCACATTCAAAAGGGTGCCGTTGTAGGTCAGACCAGAGCTTCCGGTGAGGACGCCACCCGAGGAATACACCACGCTGTCGTTTGAAATTGACGAGACGACATCGTCTGCGGCACGAATGTTCGTGCCGTCGGAGTAAACCGTCCGAGCAAAGCCCTGAGGCGCGACGAAGGTGGTGCCACCGCCGCCGCTGCTGATGGTGAGCGTAAAAGAGCCCGAAGTTCCGTTTCGTACGATCCACTGACCGCCGACACCGGAGGGGACTTGATACGTCACATTGGCCGTCAGCGTACCACTGAAGGTCAGGATCATGTTCTGGTATTCAGAGGTGGTCAGGACGACCGGCGTGGTACCAACGCCGGTGACATTCTTGGTGGTGTTGCCGCCCAGAGCCGCATCAATGTAGCCAAAGTTCGCGTTCAGGGGCACGTCCCAGTTCGTGGAGTTTAGCGCTGGCTGGTTGAGGTCTTTGTTGGTCGTGGCCATCAGATGCTCCTGTTCGCGACTTCCAAGGCATGCGCGATGTGATTGTCGGACATGTCGAGAAGGCTCTCGGTCCCCTTGCTGATCCCCTTCTTAGCACGTTCCGCCGCCATGACCAACTGGTCTGCGGCCGCCTCGTGGGGCATGCC